AGTCAAACAGCCATGGACAACGCATACGAATGGTACACCTCGGGCCCCCGACAACGTTTACAACCTGGTGGTTCAATTGTTATTGTCATGACGCGGTGGTCTACAAAGGATCTTACAGGAAAATTATTAGCAGCACAAACAAACGAAAACGCTGATCAGTGGGACGTGGTTGAGTTTCCAGCAGTCTTGAATGATAAACCTATGTGGCCTGAGTTCTGGAATATTAAAGAATTAGAAGGTGTTAAAGCATCTTTGTCAGAACAAAAATGGCAAGCACAATGGCAACAAGCCCCTACTTCAGAAGAAGGATCTATTATTAAAAGAGATTGGTGGAAAGTCTGGCCTAAAGAACATATACCGGATTTAATGCACGTTATACAAAGTTATGACACAGCATTCAGTAAAAAAGAAACAGCAGACTTTAGTGCAATAACAACGTGGGGCGTCTTTAAGCCCGTGGAACACGGACCATTTCACATTATACTTCTTGATATGCGGAAAGGCAGATGGGATTTTCCCGAGCTAAAAGAGATAGCGTTAGATGAATATAAATACTGGGAACCCGAAACAATCTTGATTGAAGCCAAAGCTTCTGGTATGCCTTTAACTCAGGAGCTACGTCAACTAGGAATTCCTGTAGTTACTTATACGCCCAGTAAGGGCAATGATAAGCACGTTCGTGTTAACTCGGTAGCTCCTTTATTTGAATCAGGACAAGTGTGGTGTACCGACGATCGTTGGGCAGAAGAAGTTATTGAAGAATGCGCTGCTTTCCCTTATGGTGAGCATGATGATTTAGTTGATTCAACAACGCAAGCGTTGCTTAGGTTTAGACAAGGTAACTTTATCCAATTGGATTCTGATTATAAGGATGAACCTTCACTAATTGAACCCGTAAGGAGTTATTACTAATGGTATATCCACTAAGAAGAAGAAAAACAGTTGTGCCCTACGCACCAGGGGAAGCGCCTGTTGATAAAGTAAATCAAAAAATAAAAGAAGGTTTACTTGCTTTATATAATAATCAACTTCTTCAAGAAGCAGGAAGAGATGTATTAGGAGCATATGATACTGTTATTGCAAAACCTGCAGCAAAAGTATTTACAGCGCCCGGTATATTACCTTTTTCTGATGCGAGTTTAGCAAGTTTGTTAACTCCTGAAGTATCGGTAAATTTTGAAGATATTAAAGATATATATGGAACAGAGACCGTTCCTAAAATGGAAAGAGTGGGTGTAGGTAGAGGATCGCAGTTTGTAGATACAGGTGAAACGCAAGAAGTACCTGTTGGAGGATTAAGTAATAGATTAGCAAGAGGGTATCAGTATTTAAAAGCAGGAGCAGATTGGATGTTCGGTGATGCACGAAACGCTGGAGAAAAAATGAAAAACGGTGTGAAGTGGGAAGATCTTACAGCAGCAGAAAGAATGGGAGCAAGATTTCTTCCTCTTGATGCGTGGCTTCCTGTATCGCCTTCTGGCGTAATAAGTAGAAAAGGAATTCAAAAGTTTTTAGATGAAGGGGATTACCTGTACGCAACAGACATGGAAGTATTAAGACAGCAGGGTAAGTTACCAGGAAGTGTGGGAGCAAAGGTAACGGATGATGATGATATGTTTAAATATGATCCAAAAAAACCTAAAGATATTAATGAAGTAGAAGTAAAAACCAATCAAGAACAAATTGAAGAATCAATGAACAAGTTGTCTGAAAAACCTACAGTTCAAGAGGTTAAAGATACAGTTAACAAATCAATGGAAGAAAAAGGGTATCCTGAGAGCGTTACTTTTGCAGCCAAGCCTGAACGAAAAGGTGTAGGTAGTGGTATACCTGGAGAAGGAACAAACAGAGGTGATACTTACCAAATGAAAGCTAATCAAGCTA